TACTACATTATCTCCACTTTCTGCTGATTCATTAATATATGGTCCTCCACTCCAATTATCGTTTATAGCTGGTGCTACATCATCTGCAATAGGAATTTCCACAGAAGCTGAAACAACTGTTGGATCATAATTATCTTGAACAGAGCAAGAATAAACATAAGAATCTATTAAATCTGAATTTATAAAAACACCTGCTCTTCTTGTAAAATATCCTGTAGATGACATTTCAAAGGCATTTTCATTTGGGTTTGATTGAGATGGAGAACCTGGGTCACCATCAGCATAATATGTGCCTAAAGGAACATTTACTCCATTTACACTTAAACCTACTAATGTTGCATTTGTAAAAGTTAAAGTATCACCTACTTCAGGGCCATATGCTAATACTTGACCTGCATTTATATAATTTCCTGCTGAACCTCCTTGAAAATTATTAACATTAATATTTTCGTTAACACCAGCTATACTTTGATTTGCCATGTTAGGTGGAGTATTATCTACTACATTAATAGAGCATGTTAAAAATCTTACTGCTTCTGGGTCTTGTGTAGGATAATGTTCATCACTTGCAGTTAGTACAAAACTATAAGTAGGGTAAGTATCAAAATCTACATTATTAATTTGTTCTATTTGAATTCTTTGAGCTACTGTATTGATATTAATTTGGAAATCTGTTTTAAATTTTGCAGATAAAGATCCAGTGTTTATCGTAACTGTATCTCCATCAGCATCCGCATAATATATTGTTCTTTTTACTCCGTTTGCTGAACTTTCGTTAATGTTTGTAGTATCTGTTTGACCTATTATTACAGAACCTCCAGTTGAACCATTTCTAAAAGTAGGGGGTGAGTTAGGTGTTATCTCAATGTAAATTGTATCCTCAGTAAATAATCCTAAAGTATCAGTTGCTCTAATTGGTAAAGGTGCAGCATCATATCCTTGAGATGAATCAGTATTCATTGATTCAGTAGCTTCAACATTAAGATAAAGTTGATTAGTACCCTCAATTCTAAATTGATCTGCTGTATATGAACTTTGTGTTTGAACTGTTACAGTTTGACCTTCAGCATCTGATGTATTTATAGTACCTATTAAAGAACCACTTGGAGTAAATTCTGCTACATTTCTGAATTCTGTAGTGGTTATAGATGGGGCAGTATTAGCAAAATATACTTTTTCTATAAAATCAGCTAAACCATTTGCTCCAAAATTTACATTTTTAATTCCTGTAGGTTGATCTTGATTTGTTACTACTCTATTACCATCAAAAGGAATAAATGAAGCAGACTCAGCTAATGAAGCTGAATCAGCATAACTTGAAGATACTTCTTTTGTAATTTCTACTAAAGCTTCTAATGCATATGAAGATGTTATAGCATATGAAGATGTTAATTGGTTTACAACACCTGCTGAAGCTGTTATACTTCCTGTTACTTCTAATGAGCCTGTTATTACAGCTGAACCCGAAAAAGGAAATCCACTACCACTACCACTACTACCTGAGGGTAAGACTATAGTAAAAGTATCTCCATTACCTTTAGTAAAGGTTAAATCATTTCCAGCTATAGAAGCTGTTACCATTGCATTATCTGCTGAACCCGAACCTGGGTTTCCTACAATAATAAGAGAACCACTCATTGCAGGGTGAGTAGTACACTGATAGTAAAGTGTATCAGGTGCACTCATAGGTACATTAAATATCAATTGTTGGCTTCCTGATGCCCTATTATTTGTTACTCCTAAATTATAAGGTGTTCCACCGTTTACAACGGTTGATACGTCAGTTTGAATTTGAAATGGATGTGTTCCTAAAGTATTATTATTTGAAAATCTATAAGATTGACCTCTTAATAGGTATAAAGTAGGATCATCTTCGGGAGAAGGTAAACCATCTCCTGTAAAAGCAAATGATTGGTTTAGTGTGTTTGTAAATGCCCATTCTGCAGCATAATTAGATCCTGATCCCCCTCCTACTAATCTCCAACTTGAATTTTGACTAACTGTTGGTGCACTTTCTGTTCCTTTATTTATAAGAACAAATATTTCTTGAGTATCTTGTTGATATGTTATTAAACCATCATAAGCGGCATACCAACTAAGAGCTAACCTGTCACTAGCATTAGCAAATACAAATCTGTAATCTACAGGATAAAATGCTGCTACATTTAATCCTGATCCTATAGTTATGAAATCACCTTGTGGAAATGCTGGCATCTTTTATATTTTTAAAGTGTAATTAATTGTTGATCCAGCTCCAACTCCTCCGGGTTTTAAAGCTTTACTTCTATATACTCTGTATTGTCCTACTTGGATAGGAGCATTAAATACTCCACCAGCACCAGTTGGGTCAAGTTCATTCCCTAGTGCTCCTACAGCTTCTGTTAAAGGATCTGCATCATTATAACCATAAACAATGTAAAAATACTGATTTCCAGTCCATGTTGTAGAAATAGCATAATTATTAATGTCTGAGGTTGAATGTATTCCTTTATAAAGGCTTCCTACAGATCCTCCTAAGGTTGTATCCCATGATTCTAGATCTAATAATTCTGATTCTGTAAAACTAGTTTGAGTAGAAGTTCCAAATCTTAAACTTCTTATTCTACTATAAGTTTTTGTAGCAGATGTTACAGAGGTTGTTAATGCTGGATCATTATCAGAACCATCTACACCTGAAGAAGAATAAGCTGCTGAAGCTGAAATTGAAATATCTGAGGTATCGCTTTCGGTCACTATTATAGGACTTGAAACGTTTGTTATTAATGTCCCAGGAACAAATACCCAACCATTAGCTGCTCCTGCAGATTCTACAAACGTAATACTACCTGTTGCTCCTAATTCTATTTCATTACTATCTGCTCCTAATTGTACATCAGGGGTATAAGCTACAGTTGGATCACCAGGTGATGATTTTTTTAAATCTTCGCTTTGATCAAATGATTGAGAGTATATTGAACCATCCATAGGACTACTTGCAGTAACCTGCATTTGGTAAGATACAGAACCTGTAGTAGTTTGTGATATATTAAATCCTGAAGTGCCAGATCCCACATTTTGAATTAAAACATTTCCACCTCCGGTGGTTTCAAACATTGAAGCACTAATTAAATCATACCCCCCAACATTAAAAGTACCTATTAAACTATAAGTATCTGTTACTTTATTAAACCTATTTTGATTAAATCCTGATAAAGGGCTAAATGATGGAGAGGGTGCTGTAGGGGAACCAAATACAAATTTTAATTTATTTCCTGCAAATGAAACTGCTACATTAGGATCAAAATTTTGTACATCTATATCTTGAATAATTTGAGTAGAGTCAGATTGAAATGTTATATCACTTCCACTCCCTGAACTTGAAGGTAAAGTAACATCAAATGTACTATCATCTCCCTTTCTAAATGTCATTGTACTTCCGGAAACAGAAGCTGTTACCAAAGCATCAGCTGAGCTAGCTGAAGCTGCTATTTGAAGATCAAATGTTGAACCATCTCCTTTAGTAAAAGTTAGTTTGTTAGAATTGTCAACAGAACCAGTTACCATAAATGAACCTGTGTTTATACTTTTAGCAGTTGTACTGCTATATGCACTAACAGGAACTTGATCAAGAAATCTTACATTTGAAGCCATAGAATACCCAATTTACTGTTTATAAATATAAACAAATTAATAATTATTTGATTCTCCATTGTGGGAATTCAAAATTTCTCCGTCTATATTTGTTCTAGTTCTTCCATCAGGAGTTGCTGTAGGGTTTGCCTCATATCTTTGTGGGGTTGAATCTGTTTCCATTGAAAATATTATTTTAGATTTACTATTATATTTCTTAACTGAGTTAAGATCTTTTTGTACTGTTTCTGGTATAATGTAACCGTGCATTTTTAATGAAAACGTGCCTTTTACTAATCGTTCTTGACTTTGTTGTAACTCTGTTACTGTAGCAAAGCTATCTATTAAGGCTTTAAATTTAAACCTTTCTGGGTTGCCCCAATAAGAATCTGAAGCATAATTTATTGCTTCAATTATTTTATTTAATTGTTCTACATAGTATGTTTGTATAATACAACTATATGTTAATGTAACATAATCTGGTACTACATTAGCTATGTATTGTTTTGTAGGTATTCTATTATTAAGTAAATTAAAATTACTATAAATATTTTTACTATCCCATACTTTTTGCCATGAAGTATATAAATTAGGCATATTAGCATCTAATTTATTAGCTAATGCTCTATTTTTTTCTATATTATCTCTTTTAAATACTATTATAGGCATCATTATAGCACCTTTTTTATCTCTAAGATAGGTATCTTTTTGCATTGATTTCCATCTTTCAGGTGAACCATATATAATAGGAACAGCTATTCTTTCTCCATTTTGTATTACAAAAGGTCTAATAACATTGTCAAAATAATACATTATAGATTCATCAATATCTTTTAATCCTACTGTAAATGGTTTAGTAGTATCATCTTTAAATGACATTTGAGTAGACCTATTAAAAGGAATATTAGCTTCATTTTCAGGTGGGAATTGTTTATTCTCATTAGATTTATTAGGATTACCCATTTTAGCATCAAAAGGAGTTTGTAGCCCTTCAGATATTTCTCTTTGAGATTTTGGTATAGGTCTTCTATATTTTTCAGCCATTTATTCTTGCTTTTTCTAATTGTACTTTATCTGCCGGTTGATAATGTGTTTTACATATAATAGATAAATCACTACCAAAATTTTCTAATCCTGGGTTAATAGGATTATTATCTCCCCCATATGTGTATCTAGGATCTTTACCTACGAAAAGTTGATTATCTACTACATCATCAACTTCATAATAACCTCCATAATAAAAAATAATATCACCTACTTCAGGTTCTAAATCTGCTCCAAAATAGTTTCCTTGATCATAATCTTTATTAAAATCTAAATTTCTTTGTAATAAATCATCTCTAAGAAATTTAAAATCAACATTTCTGTAGTAACGTACCCCCAATTCATCATCTGGGTAAGATTGAGGTTGATGATCAATTAAACAATTTAATAATACGGGAGGATAATAATATTTAGCACCTGCAGATTCACCGTAAATATTTACTTTAGTTTCTTCTAATTTAAATTTGTAATATGCACATTCCTGAGAAATAATATCACCTATTAATTCTCTATTAATATGTCTTAAAAGACTAACATCACGTTGACTACCATATAAAGCCATATTAACCTATATATATTGTGTAAGGAACTTTATTTAATTCCTTTTGTAAAAAATCATTTTCAGTAGCTCTTCTTTCTAATAACTTATCTCTAGAGGTTTCATCAAAATATCCCCTTAATCTTTCTATTAATGCTGTTTTTTCTGCCGTAGCTGCTGATATTAAATCTGATTGGTTTAATGTTACATTTGCATCAGGTATAGGAATAGTACCATATTTTCCTCTAATATATCCTAACATTTCTTTAGCTATTGCTAAAGTATATTCAAATATCCATTGTCTACCTATAGAATTTATAAAATTGTAATTAGGATTTTCAAATGGTACTTCTGCTACATTTGTAATTTTGTCTGCACCTGGTAAATATGGGTTTTGTCTTTCTGATTTTTTAATATACTGAAAATTTAAAAAATGATCTAAATTTCCCCCCATATCATTGTAAAAAGGAATTGGGAAAATTCTTAATCTATTGTTTATAAGTTCAAATGTATATTGGGACTTTCTTATTTGATCATTGAATTCTATTGCCTGTATTGTTTGTAAATCGTAATTGATAGGCATTAATAAGAAGTTAATTGCAGGTGAATAATTACCCCAACCAAATGAATCTAGCAAATTCATCATACCTGTACCTGTACCAGCATATGGGTCAAAATATCTTGATATTGCTGGTGCTATTTCATAAAATATTCTTTTAATTTCTATTCTATCTCCTTCTTCTAAACTTGCACTTTGAGCTGCCCAGGCATCTAAATCATAATCTTGAACCCCTGCTTCTAATTTTAATGAACCCGAATACCATGTTACATTACCTCCTACACCTGCTTCTTCACCATATTGTTCAGATATTCTAACAATACCCCCCATATTAGGTTTAATTAATTTTTTATTTGA